CGCGCTTGCCCCAGCCCTTGCCAAAGTCTGTCCAGGTTGGCAAGTTAACAAGAAAAGCAAGCCTGCGCTTGGAATAGGCCTCAACGAGCTGCTGCGCATCAAAGGCCGCCACAGCCGCCAAAGTCTTTGGGCCTATGCCACCATCAGGCTCAACGCCAACGCATGTCTGAAGCCACTTCGCTGCCCTTCCTGGGCCGCTGTTGATGGCGGCATCAAAGACAGCGTAATCGACGCCAGACGGCAGCTCGTCGCCGCGCACCTTGTCCCAATACTTTGTCTTGTACAGAGGAGCCACATCAGCAGGCGTGAGCGCACGCATGGTCTTCTCGTCCACCTCGTGACCGCAATGCTCCTCCCAGACCTTTTTGGTGCAGCCGAGGTTCGTCATGCCACCTGGGTCTTTTGGGTGGTTCACAAAGCCACCCTCATGATGTAGGACGGCAGCCAATGCAGCTTCGAAATTCTGTTTCATGGTGTCCTCACTTGTTGGCTTTGGAGAGTAGATCAGTCTTGGCCTGGGAGCCAGCCGAGCTGCCGAAGTAGTAGGCAATGATCCCTGTCCAGGCAGTACCCAGGCTGCCCAGCATCATCAAGATGGCTGGGTTGTTGCTGTCGATCTGGTTGAAGAACATCATCACCATGATGCCGAAGAAACCCAGGGTCACAGCACCAGCCAAGATGGGAGGCATCATCGAGCGAGTGGTGGCCTGCATCTCTCTGGCAGACTTCCTATCCTCGACTGCCAGCTTCTCAAAGTTCAGGCCCAGTTCCTGCGCCTGCTTTTGCAGCTCAATCTCGGCCAGCTTGACCTGCGCGATCTGGTCGGCGGTCAGCTTGTTGGAGGCGATCAGGTCGCCTACCTTTGCCTCGTCCACGCCAATGGCCTTGGACACTGCTGATACAGCCATGCCTGCCAATGGGCCACCTAGTGCGGTGGCAATGGTTGGTGCGATTTGTTTAAGCCAGTCCATATCAGCCTCCTCTCTTGGTCAACATTGCGCTGGCAATCTCCAGCATGAATTTTGTCTGCTCTAGGTTTGCTGGTTGCGCTGCCCAGCCAACTGTGATCTGTCCCACGAAGCGATGCGAGTCTGGTGGGACACTGACTCGACAGGTGTACGTCACGCCCTTTTCAAGATACCAAAGCCCGACCTCGGACTGTGCATATCGATACTCGCCGCATGGTATCTCATTGGTCATCAGCTTGACCACATCTGAGTTATTCGACGAATTGTGCGTGAACAGGCCAACATCGATGTTCTCAATCGTCTTGTCGCGCCCGTCTTTGGTGTAGGCCTTGTAGAGCGTTCTGGAATTGAACAGCGGGTTGACTTTGAAGATCGCCACTACCGTTGCGCCAGTTTGCTTGAACAGCATCGTCGCCGCATCATCTGCTCGGTCTGTCCGTATCTCAGGCAACTTCTGCGACTCCTTGTAAGCGTCACGGATGAAGTCTTGGCTTTCGTACAGAGCATAACCAGCAAACGCAATCACCGCCATAAGAATCACCGCAAACAGCTTGAACGGGCTGTCCACATACCCAAGAATTTTGTCGAGGGTGGTGTTGGCGTTGAGCTTCTCGGTCATACCTGATGTTGCAGCGCATTAACCACAAAGTAAAAAGTGATGCCAAGAACAACCACTGCGGTCAGCACCGCAATGCCGATCAAGAACATGTCATCGATCTCGGACTGCCTGCGCTTTGCTTCTGCCTTGCGTTTGCCTTCAGCACGGGCGGCATCGGCCTCCATCTGCTTAGCCCTGGCCGTAATGCGCATCCAGACATCCATCTTGTTCGACTGAAAGAAGAGCATCTTCACCTGCTCCTCAAACTCCCGAGCCTGCTCCAGAGCAAGTTCCAGCTCCAGTGCCTTGCCAAGTGCCGAGCCTTTGAAGCCACCTGTCTTGGCCTTTTCTACGACCTCGATGGCCTGCGCCTTGGCGTCAAAATACTGCCCCAGCACCGGCCCCAAAGACTGCACATCCTGAACGGTCTTGACAGCCTTTTTGACGAGGTTTACCGCTGAAGATACCGCAGCAAGGGCGGTGATGGGATCAATCACTTTGTCATCCAGATCGCAGCAAAGATGGTTCCTGCCATCGACACAATCATGATGCCAGCGGTCTTAATCATGATGGCCTCAATGCGTTTGAGACGCGCATTGATCTGCTCATATCTCAGCGCACAAATTTCTTCGTGCGTCTGAAGTCGTGCATCAGTTGCATCGACTTGGCTCATTACATGCCCTCGCCCTGCACGATGTAGACGGTGGAAGCAGCCGAGGCCAAGCCGCTGAAGAACGATTCACGGGCAAAGCGCAGTACTTCCACAGCACCAGGCACAAGCACAATTGCAGCAGAAGGTGTGCCAGCAACAGGAGCCACAGCGTTGGCCGTAGCAATCGCCGCTGTTGGGCCTACACCCAAGAACACCGTGTTGGCACTGCTATTGATGATGCGGTACTGGCCTGTACCCTGACCATCAAATCGTGCATCGACCAGCGCCTGGACGCCAGTGGATGCCGAAGCCGCAGCAGGGATTAGGACTGTGTTGCCAAGTGGGGCAAATGCAATTTGGGAATTGGTGGACATAACTGACTCCTTAAGGGTGGGACGCCTTGTATGCGTCGAATTCGGATTTGAGTTCTTGAATGGCTTTGACAAGCACTGGGATGAGCAACTCTTTGGAAACGCCCATCGTTTTCTGTGCTCGCTCGGTGTTGGTATCGGTGTCCGAAAACTCAATCTCTTGGCCACTGACCGCCTCTGGCACAACATCATGCAGTTCTTGAGCGATGAAACCGATGGTCTGCTTGCCAGAACTCTTCATGGTGAAGGAGCGTGGCTGCATCTGCATCACAGCATTCAACCCGTACTGAACATCAGCAATGTTGTCTTTCAGGCGGCGGTCAGATGCAAACGTCCAGCCAGTAAAGTTCTGCCCCAAGTAGACGTAGGCGCTGAAGTCGGCATCGGCCAGATACCAGTTGGTCTCATCAACAGGGTTTTGCCAAAACACATTGCCAGCGGGGTTTCTGTAGTCAAACCCACCGCATGCCTGCCCGGTTAACCCTTGCATTTTGAGTGATGGCGCGTTTGAGACGGCAGTTATATCTTTGACATTTGATGATCCTGTGACCGTCAGGTTAACGCCATTCAGATCTGCGCCGCCCTCGATGCGTTGCCAGGTGGTTCCATTGAAAGCAGCCACATCACCAACGCCCCAATTGCTGATGCCGTTTAAAGATGTGGAGCCAGCTACGCTGACCTGGTAGTAGTCGCCCTTGGTGCCGACGCCAGACGCTAGTGCAGGCGTGTTGGTGCTGGCATTCCAAGTGCCAACATAGTTCAACGCACCGATTGCGTTGGTGATGGATGAGACGGTCTTAAGCATGATCAGCAGTCCTCTGCGCCAGCAAAATCAGGCAACGACTTGAGATGCTCGTATGCCTGTTTGATAAAGTTTGCGCCATCCATTTTTGGTTGGAACTCGTACTGGCGAGTTGTCAGCACTTGCCCGTCTTTGGTGACGTAAGCGCCAACAGTAGCTGACACCTTGTCTTTGCCTCCAGAGACGCTGAACACGCGCCAGTAAGCATCTGAGGCTGTCAGTTGACCAGAAAAACCCTCGCGGGTCTCGATGATGGATTTCTTGAGTGCCATGATTGATTTCTCCTTGAAAATTAGTTTCCGACCCAGACGCCGTTCAAGCGTTTTGCAATGCAGCCAGTGCCGCCACCCGCCACTGGATTGGCGATAGTGCCATCAGCGCAGTACACCATCGACCCGTTTGCCGGAGTGCCAAGATTGGCGAACGTGATGTTGTTGATGTAATCCATAAACTTGCCGCGAGCAGGCGCAGCAGTGATTCCAAAGTTGTCTTGGAAAACGGTGCTGTCGTTTGTTGAATTATTAAAAACGCTGATAGGCGTGGTCACGTTGGTAAAACGATTAAAGCGCACAGTGTTCTCCGAACAATCTGCCGTTGTCATATCAATGCCAGTGCCGTTATAGGCAAGGAACTCATTGCCAGCAATGTCACAGTTATTGGCATTCGCCATTGAGATGTATCCGTCGTAGAAGTACGAATCTTTGATTTGGACTTTTGTTGCGACATCAAGCTGGAAGTACGTGTTGAGATATTGGCAACTTGTGAAGATTGCATGGTTGTATGCAGCAGTTCCAGAACCACGCGACAATTCAATCTTTGACCGACCTGCACCGCCGTTAAAAACACACCCAGTAACGAGCAGACGATTGAACATGCCATCATAGTCGCCATCAAACAAAAAGTGAGAGCAGCCTGTTCCGGTGTGGTCAAAGTTGACGCCGTTAAACTTGAGACTCATAGCTCCAGCGTTGCCAAAGTATGCAACAGATTGGCTGCTGTTCGATGTGCCAAAGAAGTACCCACCATTGAAAGTGACGGTGTAGTTAGGAGCATCTTGGAATGAGACCCCAATAGAGTACCCAAACATTGCACATCCAATAAACTCACAACTTTGAGAAATTGGTGCAACCACATTTTGAGTGAAAGAGATTGCTGTGGTGTTTGCTTCAAAGCGGCACTGATACATGAATGCGTCATTTAGCATATTGCATTCCCAGGCCGTGCTGAAAGTGTAGAAAGTGCATTCCTCCACATTCACTCCGCTGGTGTTGTTGCCAGTACCATCCGTTTCGTAAGACCGGCCAGTGACGGCCACACCGCCATGCGAGCCAAACTGAATACCAGTAGATGGGTTGCCGTTGATCTGTGAAGTGCCGACGAACTGCAACCCACGGATGAAAATGTCTCCGGTGTAGATGTACACCAGACACCCGGTCGGATTACTTCCTGCGTTGTAAATCGAAACATCGGCACGAATAATTGAGCCACGAGAGTCGCTCTGATCCGCAGTGTTTGCATTTGCGTCAACAGTGGTGGCACGAGTACCAACGTAGTTGATGAATGGCAAGAAACTCAAGGTCTGCTTCGTCAGATACACGCCAGGAGGGAAGACCAAAGTTGCTCTCGCAGCGCCAAGAGTAGGAGCAGCGCCAACAGGATAGGCATCATTGCAGTAGTCAATCGCCGCCTGAATGGCAGGGCCGTCATCCGTGATGCCGTCACCAACAGCACCGAAATCTTTGACACTGACTTCAGCCAGGCGCAATTTGTCCTGCACCGTCTGTTGAATAGCACCGATACCATTCTGCGTAAAAAGCACATTTGCTGAAGAGATGTCTCCAGAAATAACCACTCCGCTAACGCGTTCAGTCGCGGCTGGTGCGCTGTAGACCAAGCTGCCTTTGCTGTCGAGCACCTGGATGCTGTAATCGCTGTTGACGTACAGGCGAGCAGGCGTGCCCTGATACACCGGATAACCGTTGAGCGTGCGGATGGGCTGTGCGGCTGCAATGGTCAAAGCTGCATCCCAGTAAACCGTGATCTGGTTTACCTGTGGGTTGAGGTTGACCGTGCCAACCCAGATGTAGCCGTTCTCCAGCGGCAGGCCGTCCGTTCCTGTAAAGATCGGGAAGGTTGGCTGGATGCTGAGTGCGCTCATTGTTGGTTCTCCTGGTCGAATTGGCGTCCTGTTTGGATTGCACTCTGCAAGAACTGGATGCGTGCATCCAGAGATTGTGGCAGGTTAGCCTCTTTTGCGAAATCCCCGAATGCCTTGCTCATGGCAGTGCGACGGAGCGCCGCCTGGCTGGGCTGGCCACCCTTAGTGGCAGTCTGCACGGCAAGCTCTTGGAACTCTGGTGAGGCAAAGAGCTTGGCTGCTTTCTGCACGCCAGCGCCTTTGGCAGCCGACATCCATTGCACGATGTCTGGTGCGATCAGGCCGCCACCAGGCACCATGCTGGCCACGCCAGTGGCAGCACGTTGTGCCACGCTGCTTGACATGACCTGGCCCATCAGACCTTGGACTGCTGCATCACCAAGAATCTGGTTTGCCTTGCCGGTGGTCGGGATGCGAGCCTGAGCATCTGCAATGCGACGCGAAATCTCGTAGAGGTCACGCG